TAATTAGTATATATTTATATACATATATACAGAGGTTATTAATATGGATTATAAACTAACATCAGTTAAAATATTAAAAGAATTATATAGAAATTTTAAATCTAAAACCATAGATGATGAGTTTACTTTGCAAAAACTAGTCAATAGGTCAATGGATTTATATGTTTTAGATGAAGAGTTTAAAAGTATGATTCACAAATATGATAATTTGATACCAAGTGGGAGTAAGTTATGAGTAATTTGAGAGATGATTTTATCAGAGCTAGTAGATTACAATTTAAAGCTGGGATAGAAAAACATAGAGTAAATATAGAGAATCTAATGAGTAATTCGGTTGGTATTGGTGAACACGGTGACGTGATGGATGAGATGGAAAAAGAACTTGAAAAGATGGCTGATTACGCAGATAAGTTAGAAATGCTAGATTACTTTGATGCGGAGGTTGGGCCAAACAAAACGATATTAAACGATTAGAGGTTATATGTCTAAAAAGAAAATTTTACTATTGTCAGATGATTTGAGGATGTCATCTGGTGTTGGTACGATGTCTAAAGAATTTGTCTTAGGAACAATACAACACTATGATTGGGTTCAATTAGGTGGAGCCATCAAACACCCAGAAAACGGTAAACGTGTTGATATGAGAGAAGCTATAAAACAAGAGACTGGTGTGGATGGTAATTTAACCATTTATCCAATTAGTGGTTATGGTAGTCCTGATTTACTAAGACAAGTTATGAAAATGGAAAAACCAGATGCTATATTACATTATACAGACCCAAGATTTTGGGGTTGGTTATACTCGATGGAACATGAAGTGAGACAAGAGATACCTATATTTTATTATAATATCTGGGATGATTGGCCAGCACCACAATACAATGAAAACTTCTACGAGTGTTCTGATTTAATTATGAATATTTCAAAACAAACTGTAGCTATTGTTAAAGAAGTAGCTAAAAATAAACCAAGAACAGATTGGGATTGTACTTACTTACCACATGGTGTAAATAAAGCATTTTATCCAATATCTGTTTTTGAAGACGAGTATAAAAAAGTAGAAGCTATGAAAAGAAATGTTACCGATAATGAGGTGGAGTTTGTTTTATTTTATAATAATAGAAATATTAGACGTAAAATGACAAGTGATGTTATATTAGCTTATAAAGAGTTTTGTGACAGATTATCACCAGAGGAAACTAAAAAAGTTTGTCTCTTAATGCATACTCAACCAGTTGATGAAAATGGAACTGACTTACCAGAAGTTGTTCGTATCAATTGTCCTGATTATAAAGTCTATTTTAGTGATAGAAAATTAGAACCAGACGAGTTAAATCATCTTTATAATGTAGCAGATGTTACAATAAATATAGCATCTAATGAGGGTTTTGGGTTAGGAACTTGTGAGTCTTTAATGGCAGGTACACCAATTATTGTAAATGTTACGGGTGGTTTACAAGACCAATGTGGTTTTAGGTTAAGAAAAT